CGAGAAACGCCCTCGAGGATATTTCCGGGAGTGCCGACACCCATAAGATAGCGCGGTTTATCGGCGGGCATATAAGGCTCGACAGCCGAAATTATGCGATACATATCCTCCTTCGGCTCTCCGACGGCAAGTCCGCCTATGGCGTAGCCGTCGAGATCGAGAGCGGCTATACGCTTCATATGCTCTATGCGCAGGTCATCGAAGGTGCAGCCCTGATTTATGCCGAATAGAAGCTGATCTTTATTTATCGTATCGGGCAGAGAATTGAGGCGCTCCATCTCCGCTTTGCAGCGCTCGAGCCAACGCGCCGTGCGTGCGCAGGACTGCTCGGAATACTCATATTTTGCGGGATTCTCGACGCACTCGTCAAATGCCATAGCGATAGTCGAGCCGAGGTTCGACTGGATTCTCATGCTCTCCTCGGGACCCATGAAAATCTTGCGTCCGTCGATATGCGAGGAGAAATAGACACCCTCCTCTTTTATCTTGCGGAGCTTTGCGAGCGAAAAGACCTGAAATCCGCCGCTGTCCGTGAGTATGGGGCCGTCCCATCCGGTGAACTTATGGAGTCCGCCGAATTCTTTCACAAGCTCGTCACCCGGGCGCAGATGCAGATGATAGGTGTTGCAAAGCTGAACCTGACAGTGGATATCCTTGAGGTCATATGCCGAGACGGCGCCTTTAATCGCGCCGCAGGTTGCGACATTCATAAAAGCCGGAGTCTGCACAGTTCCGTGGACGGTCTCGAACACGCCGCGGCGGGCTGTTCCCTCTTTTTTTATAACGGTAAACTTCATTTTTATTCCTTTCGGTTGAGTTATTCGATAAGCATGGCGTCCCCAAAACTTACGGGACGCAGGATAATTCCATTACTTTCGTTATATTCTACCACAGTTTCTCAGCCGATTCAACATTGTTACAGCTTTTTCAGCACAGTAGATTTCCCATGAACAAATCAAACGATTTGAAATCTACCGACGACCATGGGTTCGTGAGATTGTCTTCAAGATAATTCCACATTTCGAGCGCGTAATTATCATATCTGCGCGTGTCGGGGTCAAGCCCATAACGCAGACAGAACGAAGTCCACAAGGCTCTAAGCTGATATTTCTGAATATCAAATTCAAAATCCCCGCCCTCTATAAACCCGAGGATAAAATTAAATTCTTCGCTGCAACCATCGTCGTGTGAATATATTATACACTCTGCCATATTTTGATTAACTCCTTACATCTTTGTGTTTGCTTTTATAGCCTCTTGAAGCTCGTGTATGCTTTTGGTAGAGGAATTTGTAGCCAAGTTAAAAACACCTTTTATTGGCTGTTTATGGCTTCTTGAGACTGCTTTTCGTTACACATTGTATCATCAGCGCTGAACCATAAAGTAATAATACTCACCGAGCTGACTGAGTTCTTTGTCAATTCTGTAGCATTTTGCTATATGCTTAATCGCATCATCAACTTCAACAAACGCCCCAATGATTTCCTCTCTACCATTACTGATTTCTCGCATATACACATAGCTCATCGTTTGTCATTCCTCCTTATTAACAGCTGCCAACAAGAGAGTTTTTATATTATTAAGCGTAAACTTACACTCGTATTCATCACCCCACCAGCCATTACTGGTTTCTTTGGCTGTCTGGATCATATCTTGGCACTCAGCTGTTTCCATGAAGTCCAACACTCTATCTATCAACTCTATAGTCCTGCATTTTTCATATGTTTCAAAATTCATTTTCTTCTCCACTCAAGTCGTCATTATATTTCAAACACTTGCGAATTTGCTGTTGAACTTATTGGCTTAACAAATACAGAGCTTGTATCAAACACATTTTTTGCTATGTGCTCTGCCTCGTCGATATTTGTAGCAAAAACAATTATCTGTCTATCGCCCTCATATTTCCTATACGCTACAAATGTGTGCTTTGCAATAACGGCATACGCCTCGTCATGATTCATAACCATTTTCCTTTCTGATTTTAAATTACTATTTTTGCGTTAGGCATCGGGGTCACGGGTTCATCGTCGCTAAACCCTGTCAATATCCCAGTATCAAGATTGACAGCGTAGGCACAGCAACTTTCGCTAATTAGTTTCATATAATAGCGATCGTCATCACCCCGGAACATATCCCCACGTTGAACCTCACCAAAATTTATACGATTTTCCGCTTTCTTTTCGATTTTCATAATTCATTTCCTTTCTGATTTTGTTTTTTGTTATCGAGTATCCACTTAGCTTTCGCCTGTACTAAATTCCAAAACTTACAATTTTCAATTTTCGTATTCAAAATTTGTTCGATTTTTTCTGGCTCAAGTTGATGTCGATGATTTTCTGAGAAGCATGGCCACCCCGGCATTTTAAAAGCTTCACAATCGCTATATTCCCAAAAGTCAGTGCGCCCAGTATACCTGTTGTCTACAATCCAGATATGATTACGGGCAATATGAATACCTATTTTGCGGTTTATCCAAAAATTGCATTGCATAATTTGGTCGTTAATGGTCTCGCCGCCGCCGTAGCGACACTCCCATTTTTCAGCTATGATCCGCTCATCATTGCTAAACCAGTAGCTTCCCTTGCAGCTCGGTTCATTACCATTCCACATATCAGCCGTATATGTTTCAAACGGGATAGGACAATCATCAGGGTGTTTCATTTTCACAGCCTCTCTCTAACTTTCTTTATGCGATGCGGAAATTCTCGCTCGTTCTCGTCGTAGCACTTCTTTTGCGCAATCGCTTCACTCCTCGTTTCTTCCGTTGTCAGACGCGCCCACTCTCCATAGTAGAAACCCTGAACTTCCCAAACATCTCTGGTCTTTCTTTGATATGCCACTATTCACACACCTCCTTGATGGCTTTTCTAATTTCTTCGTCTGTCTGCCCAGCCTTAATGCCAACCATAATTGCTGGTGGCGTTGGCATCGGCTGTTCAATGGGTCTCCACAAATGCAAACAGTTCGGCATATTATTCACATACTCGCTTTTCGCTGGGTGATATTGCACGACTACTTCATCATCTCGAAAGAACATATCTTTCAATCGACACATCTCTTCCCATGTTGGTGTGTGGCTTCTCTTATATGGACAAACGCTGACATGCTCCCATCCACCACCGAAGCTCCATATCACCGAAGCCCATTTCTTGCCAAGCTGAAACAGCTCGCCGACACCTCCATCATTGCCAATCGTTACAATCAACAGGTTTGTGGTATTCTCCAACTCTTTTCGCGTCCTCATTTTTTTACACCTCCGTTTTCTCATTTCATAGAGTTTCAAAATAGATTTGTGCCGTTTTGTCTATACGCATCATTCCATTTTAGTGCCAACTCGTCTGCTTCTCTACGGCTCTCACACAAATGACATATATCGGCATTGTATCTTTTGAGTATGGCAATTAAATTGTTGCCCACTGCTATCGTATCGGCAAAGGCATAATGCTTACCGTTTTCGGTAGTGACAACTACAACAAAAATCATTCTCATTTCAGAACCTCTATTCTCTCCTCCCAGTACGGCGTGTACTGGAACGCAATATCATACATCGGTCTACCCGTGATTTGGTCTCTAAATGTATCGACAAACAAACTTTTATGAAGCTTGTTTTCCTTAAACCACTTATCGACAACTCTTTTCGTAAGCGGCGTAAGGTATATATACAGATCCGAGCAATGATTGAATATCTGCTCTTGCGGATAGCCAGCCTTTTTAAGAGCATCCATAAGTGATTCATTCATAATCATCATCGCTCCAAGCCAGCCATTCAACACACATATCCAGAGTGCTAAACGCTTCTACCCACGCATCACCTGTTGAGTTGTCTATTGCTATAAAACAATCTCCATTTTTCGCTACAAACAAACCTCTCGGTGTGCGCTCTTCAATAATTCTGCTCGCCATTTCTTCCGTTACTTCTATCACTCTTTCTTTCATATCACGACCCTCCCATGTATCATTTTCTTTCTTGTTCTATTGCTTCAATATCAGATGTCAAGATTCCCGATATGACCATCGCCGAACTGAAGAACTCGTCATTCACATCTCTTGCTTCTTCCAAGCACAAATCAAGTGCATAAGCGAGACCCTTGATTCGCACAAAAAGTTCGTCTCGAATTTTCACCTAACCGCCACCTCCTCAACAACATCTCCATTAGCATTCATCCAATACATACTCGAACCGAGCATTCTCTTACTATATCCTTTTTTCGTCATTTGGTATTCCTGCTCTGCTACTGGGTCGTGCCACTGAAGCCCTCTTGCCTCATAGAGCGGAATCCAATGCGACTCGTAGAAATCATATCCAGCGCCGTCGATACCGAAGATGAACCCGAAGTCCTCAGACTCATAAACGCGGAACCCACACTCCGACATGATTTTGATTCCATCTCCGTCTTCAAGCCACCAATCATCTGCGGAGTCGCCAAACGACCACATTGTACCCCACATCGGGAGTAATTCGAGACGCTCAATCTCAACCTCATCCGCAGGAATTTCCACCTGTTCACTCCGTGGCACATCTAAATCAACCACAAGCACAACACCGTCTTCAGTTGATGTTACTTCTGCGACCTCGCCCAACCCATAGCTATTTGCATATACCTGATCGCCGACGCTCGGCAATGTAACTTCTCTCCAATCATCTATATCTGCTTCCATCATCTTTTCAATCATGCCGGTAGGTATAGCGTTCATTTCGTGAACCCAGCGTTCAGTCGCATCTTTGATTGTCATCCCTTCTCTCATTTTTTACACCTCTCTTCTTTATTATTTTCATGGCAATCCATCTTGCTATCTTCGTCTCAATGGCATCCTCGAAGTCAATAAGCTTGTCTTCATATGCTACGCCCAAAACAAGCAAGACTGAAGCTATTATCTCAACTACAGTTGCAATCGCAAATCTCAGTTCCATTGAAAAATCTCACTCCTCAACCTTGCCAAATACAGCTTCGTAGCAATCGGCATCATCCATGTTTTCTTCAGCAAAAGCCTTGGCACGATTTTCATCAATAGGATGGATTTCATTTTCCAAGTCAAAGCAGTTGAATCCAGTCACTGTCCGACAAAGAAAAAACTCGCCATTCTTTTTTCTATAAAGCGAGTCCCAACTGCTTACACAGTTTCCGTTGTAATAGTTGGTTCTGACGCATATCGGCTTTGCCGTCTCAGTATCATACCTTTTGCCATTAACAATTCTGTTCATCATTCATCACCTCCCTTCGAACTTTCGCATTCAAAATAAACCGATGCAGCCCTCGTAATGATTTCAAAAGCCACACTTGCTATAAGTTCATCATTGCTACAATAATGCTCGATTTCACTGTGAGCTATTATGTCTTCAGCAATTTCCACTATATCTTCTGTAGTGAGGTTGTCCTTCTGCTCACAGAGGTCATGCTGGAGATGTTCGTACTGATCGTTGTCTCCTCTTGTGTACCAGTTGTTCCTAATACACAGCTTGCGAATACCACTTGCGCTTACGATTCTAACTTCCCTGAACTTTGTCTTTCCTTCCATTGTGACTGCCTCCTTAATCATCATAGGTGTAACCTTCAGTGAGAGTCTCTGCAAGGTTTTCAAGTGTTTTATAATCATCTTCTGTGAGCTTTCCATTTTTAAGCTCTTCCTTTGCTTCTGCGAGAACACCTTTGATTTCATATTTGTGTTCAGTCCACATGAGGTCTTTGACGAATTTTTTAAACATTGTTTTTTCATCCTTTCGCTTACTGTTTAGTAAGTTTTTATTTGATGATTCGATCATACGCTTATGTTTTTCTTATGTCAAGCGTTTTTGAAAAGTTTTTTTATTTTTTTTTATTCTTTTCGTTTTTGTTTACTGAATGGGTAAAAAAATAAGCGGTAGGACTCTTCATCCTACCGCAATTATCATTTCAGCTTGTTCATTAGCCTCTTAGCATCTTCTGCGCCTATAGGTGAAATTGAACTGACTCCACCCTTCCATCTTACATATTGCGCAACGAAGTATCTTCCTTCGGAGTCCTGATACAACTCGAAGAACATATCATCGTTCTCATCACTATGACAAATAGCATCAGCCTTATAAGTATCGTACTTAACGCCATTCACCATCATCTGAAGGCGCTCTCCTACTCCCTTACGCCGTGTGCGTATTTCCTCATTTGTTTTCTTTTCAACTATCTTGAAGTCAAAGCCCAAAATACCTATAAGCTTTAGAAATTCTTCAGCCGATAAGCTGTTTCTTCTCAGCCTGTTGCTGAAAGCCCCCTGTGACCATCCCATTGCTTCAGCGACATCTTTCTGCTGGAGCGAACTTTTCTCGATAAGGTCTCTACATATGTTTGCTACCGTCATCTTCTCACCTCCCGTCTCGTCTTGCCTCAAGTATAGCACTACCGTTTTTTACTGTCAATATTTTCCATGTTGCACTTCTGCGTTTATTATCTACCTGTACTTCCAAAGCCGCCAGTGCCTCTTTCTGTGTATTTAAGCTGCTTGACTTCCTTGAACTTAGGCGTTGCTATCGGCATAATCACAATCTGGCTTATCTTGTCTCCAGCCTTAATCGCATAGTCATATCCACCGTTGTTGTACAGCTTGACAACAATGCTTCCGGTATACCCGGCATCAATCACACCTTCACTGGTTATATTGTGCTTTACATTTAAACCACTTTTGCTTTTCAAGAATCCTACATAGCCTTCCGGGATTCCGATATGCACTCCAGTGTCGATTGTCGCGCTACCTCGCGCTTCCACTATTACATCCTCTCTTGAATACAGATCAGCGCCAGCGTCTTGCTCGTGCGCCCTTGTAGGCATTTTAGCACCATTATCAAGCATAACGGCAAGGGTATCTCCATCATTTTCGTCATCGCACATAGGTGCGCAGCTTATATTAGCTCTAAGGAAATTTCCAAACTCTCTTATTGCTTTACGCGCTTCATCGTTCTCACACGAGGATTCTGCTATCTCACTGTGATATGCTATCTGGTTCATTATTCCATTCATTTCACGAATTTTCATCATTATGCTCCTTTTCTTCTTAACAGCTCTGGATTGTCTATTTTATTTCCTATTACTACACAGCTTTCTGCCTTTCTTATGCTGTAAGCTGTACCATCAGTTTTTTCAAAGACAAACATTGTCTTTTTCCATCTAACAAGCAGCAATTCTCCGCTCTGATTTCTCAGGGTATCGCCCTCGAATATACGGACTTTGTTCATATCCATGAGTCCGATATACTGTCCAATTGTGCTCGGCTGAACTTTCACTCTACCGATATGGTCTTCGATGTACCATGTATCACCATCTCTGTAAATACTGCCATACACCATTTTGCCATATGCGCTCTTAGCTCTAAACACAGTTCTCACATTTCCACCTCCATAAAATGAGCTTTTTATACAGCGCGGCTTTGCGCCACTTTCACAGTTCGGACACACCTGTCGCCCTTCCGGGATAATGTCACCACAACAGACGCACCTATCTGCATCAGCCATTGTTGTTACCTCTCTTAATAAATTTTCGATATTTTCCGCTATACTTTCTAAGAATCAGTTCCAACATAATAGAATTTGTTTGCTCTGTGGACTCAGGAACTGTTGTTAAAAACTCATAATTCTTCTTATCGTCAATTAGCGTCTTAAATATTAAATCAAGCGCATACTGCGCGGGAATAGGAGGGTCGCCGATAAAATGTTCGGGGTCTTCGTACCAGTCGGACACCTTTTTGCAGTACCCCTCAAACGAAATGTCATCATCCCAAATCATCTTCTTTACCTCCTGATAGCTCAGGGTTATCGTGGATATTGCCGACAACCTCAAACTCTTCCGAATCACAGTAAAATGCTGTAAAATTCATGCCCGCTCTCCCGATAAAACATGCGAGACCGTTATCATAATCAATTTGATAAATGCACATTTTGTCGAACCAAAATCTCTTTACTATATCGCCCTCAAAAATCTTTGTGCCGTTTTTATCTTTGAGACCTGTGTACTGTCCTACGGTATTTTCATCAACATACAAGCAATTTGCACCACGGCAATTATATTCTTCACACTCGAATATGTTTTCCACCATAACCATTTCGCCACGACCATCTTTTGTAGGTACGCCGTACACCCACTCGCCGTTGTCTGTTTGTTTACCACGAAATTCAATATCACGCATTGTTATTTACCTCCTTATTCATATTTTATAAATCCGTCGCCATACAGACGGTTTAATTCGTCAAACACGTGACGCATACCAAGACCGTCTTTCGTGGGTCTCCACAAACCCTCATCGTCGTACTCCCCGCCGTTCAGGCAGTAACTATAAAGCCTCGGGTGCGTTTCCTTGGGCCGCTGAAACCTTGTTGGCTCTTTTTCAAGGTGCGCTCCAAATCCGCAGAAAACACAGCCTGTGCGGTTGCACCCTGCGGTTTTAAGCTTGCCGTTTTCTTCAACGATATCACCATAAACAGAGGCGTAAGGCACTTTATATCTGCGTAAATACTCAAGCACATCCTGCTCCGTCCAAAACGACATGGGCTGTGATATAGGTCGTGTGCTATCAAACGCGTTGCACCCGTTTTGCAACCAAGTATTCTTTCGCAATATGCTTTCCTCTGCCATTGTTGCAAGAATGGGTTTTCTGCCTGTTTCTTTCTCGTACTTTTTAGCAGGCTTCTTTTTCATTATCTCGCAACACTTTTCCGAAATCGGAATATCGCTTTGGTATAAAGGCTTCCATTTTTTATACCGTTTGCGATATTCTGTTTCGTTTCCGGCTACATCTTTTCCGTCGAACGCAAGTATGGCGTTTTTCGCTCCGCGCCGTGCTGCACTTATTTGTTTTGCGACATCTTTGCTGATGAGCGGATAGCCGTATGTTTCGATTACCTTCTTGAAATTCATCTCAGGTCGCAACCAAGTCACATTATCGACTGTCTTAACAAAGTTCCTGATTTCAGGGTACTCAAGACCCGTGTCTACAAACACAGCTTCTATGTCAGGATAAAGCTGTCGGGCTATATGCAACAGTACCGTGCTGTCCTTGCCTCCGCTAAAGCTGACATACACCTTGCCTCCGAACTTTTGGTACCATTCAATGAGCCTCGTTTGCGTGACCTGTATCTTTCTTTCAAGCGACCATGATTGCATCGTCTTTAAGTCTTCCGGTGTGTATTTGTTTTCACGCATTGTTGTTACCTACGTCCTTTCCTCATAGCACCGTTCAAGGTTCGCATACTTGCAATTCTCGTCGCAAAGATAAGGCGACGGACAAGAACCAAGTTTTAGAATTTTAATCAGCCGTTCTCTGTCTGCATCAGACATTATGAATATCCTCCTCTTCTACACTCAGAAATAACTGTTCAAAGGTTTCACCTGTTACAGCGAGAATTTTAACGATTTCGTCCATTCTCAATTGCCTTGATGCTTTACACGAAAGACGGTTTTTGAAATTGGTCGGAGCGTTGCCATTATATATTCCCATTTTCTTCATAAGTTCAAGAGGTGAAACCTTGTTTTCGATCATCCACCTTTTCAAACCCGAATATTTTACATCGGCTACAGCACTTTCGTAAAAACAGCTTTTGGTCATTCCTGCGCAACACTGTGCTATTCGCTGTCTCGTCACGCCAAGTCTCTTACCGATCTCAGTATAAGTTAGTCCTTGTTTTCTAAGTTCTACTGCCCTGTCTTTTGTCTCATACATCATAATCACCCCAATCTAACGCTTGTCCGCAATGTGGACAATAAGCAAAAGGATACATCTCCTTGTGCTCTGTTTTACAGCTCGGGCATTCACAGTCGTATATCATATACCCATGCAAATCTATCGCATGATTTTCAACTTTCTTTGGTATTGCTTTCGCTTCGAGTTCAGTCACTTTTGCTCTCAGAGCGCAAATTTCATTACTAAATCGATAATTTTTATCTTTGAGCATAATTATCATTTCTTGCTCTTCGGCTCGTTCGTGGCGCTTCTTTTTTACCCAAACTATCAGTTCATGTACCTCTGTAACCACACATAGCACCAAATTTGCCGAGAAAACCGCAACACCCAATATTTCAAATATGCCGACTCCCGTCATTTTAATCACCCGCTTTCTCAATGCATTCTCTTATCATTTGCTCACTATCGTGTGGATTCGCATATATTTCGCATCCACCATGAGTGTCACAGTATTCACACTCTATTCCATTTTCATCAAGCCACTCATCGACAACGCCGCACTTGTCGCTAAGCAAACAAGCATATTTGGTTCGCAATCTCAGTGCAGTGTCAATCTGTCTTGGAATTTTCATTTTCTCCCTCCGTTCTACGGTTCCATGCCTCTACTGCAAAATGCGGTCGTGCATACTTGTCAGTTGCAAGATAACATTTTTTGCATTCAACATAAAAAGTTCTCTGTCCATGTAGCTCCGCACATCCACCACAACAAGGGCAATTCTTCAAATCAACACACTTTTTGTCCCGCATTGCCAATTTCGCCTCCTCTTATAAGCTCAAAACACATTGTTCTATATATGTTACACGCCGTCTCCAGCTCTACAATCCTTTGCTTTTCAGACTCGCTGATTGCACCTTCTACTTTCGGCTTGTCACTCGAAGGATTCAAATTAAGGCTCAGGCTTATGGCAAGCGCTGCATCCACCATAAGCATTTCATACTCACTGCAAGTAGCTACATAATCGCCAAATCTTTGAATCGACACGCTCGACACCTGTTCACAAAGGGCTACGGACTTTCTTCCTGTGCTCATTATATCGACATGGGTCGGCAAATTGGCTTTCGGTTTAGTAGTTAGATACACCACCTCGATAACACTTGAATAAGCGTTATTTTTGTCATTTGAGACTACAATTGCTGGTCTATTCGGTTTCTGTTCACTACCCTCTACTCGCACATTGCTGTTGTTTTCGATGTAATAGATTTCTCCTCTTCTTACTTCCATACCATTAGACATTGCTCTTTCCTCCTGTAATCAGTACACTATAAGGCAGATTTTCAATCCAGTCGCAGAAGCCCCACATACCAGAAGAAAAATCCTTGTTCCTGAAATCATACTCTTTTGGTTTATCGTGAACACACCACTCATCCAACTTGTGATTCTTACGAGACTTATAAATATTCGCCAAAATTTCGTAGTTCAGCATAACTGTCCGTCGCTGGTTATAAGAACTGGGGAGGAGCTGAATCATTTGCCACCAATAAGTCTTATCCTGCGTTTCCAGATATTTTTGACGATATACATTCAGAGCGCTAATCACACATTCCAAAGTTACCAGAGGAACGGTATCGCCCCAATTTAAATCGTCAAGACCAAGCAAATGCTCGTATGAAAAATCATCGAGAGTAAATTCCTTCGCATGAATCTTGTGCATAGTGGAGCACGAATTGGCAACCGTACCCACCTTGTATGTGTCAAACTCCTTCCACCAATACAGCGGAGCTGTTATATCCACATACACCGTAATCATTCTCATGAACTTGCGATGATCTGTACCAGCGTCGCGAAGACGAGTCATGAGGTCGAGGTTATTAAAGCCGATACATATTCCAGACACATTATTTTTACAAATTCCCGGACAATTAGCATTGGCATAGCATTTAACACTATCGCTCTTCTCCCAAGAGTTCATAGGGTTTCTCATTCCACGGATGGCAGCCTCCCATCCAAAAGTTTCAACATTCTCAATTTTCAGCATCTTGTCTGTCTCCTCTCTTATTAAAGTTCTCCCAATATCGAGAAATCAATCCGTCCACATATTCGCCACCTGCTCCATATGCTTCAGTAAGCATATTTTCGACTTCTTTCAGCCGTTCAGCAGCATCATCACGCTTCTTCTCTTGCACGACGTTGAATCTTTCTACTACAATATCGTAGCTTTCGTTCCAATTTTCTTGCCTTTTGTAAAACATGGTAATAGACAAGTCGTTTTTTTCTATGTCCCTTATCACATTTTCTTTTGAAACGCTTCCGTATTCTTCGTCGATCTTAAAGTTATCATTTTCGCCAGTTGAAATCCGCTTCATCACCCAATTGGCTGCTCTTTCTTGTGAAAAGAACACAACCTCATCTGAAATATTCCCACACTCCAGAACAAGGTCGCCCCTATTCATCTCATAGCACACATAAACAGGCACTTCTTCTGTTTCAAATGAGCACTTCATACTGTTCAAGGCAATTTTAAAAGCTTCGTACTGCTCAGCAATGAATTTTTTGAAGTCGCTATTCGGTTTGCTATCACAAAGGATAACTTCGCGGTAAAACTGCATATGCTCCTCTATAACTTTTATAGCATCTTCCCGTGTCATTTTTTACTTCCTTCCTGTTCAGTCTTCCTTTATCGTCTCCAACTCCATAAGCTTATCCATATACCAGTCTGCCTTTGAGATGTCCTCTGCACCATTCTTTCTGTCAGCTCTGTATCGATACTTGTAAACATTACACTTGCAGAAGCCTATTACCGCCTCAGTGCCAAACAGAGCTACCATCTCGTCGATGCACTCGTGCTTGCCCTGATAGTGAGCAGGGTGGTTCACCTTTTCGTCGCTCTGCGGATAGACAGCCTTGAACCACTCGTCCAGCGTTTTTTCGCTCGCGCTGTAAGAACTGTACTGATGGCAGAAGAAGCTATCTTCCCGCGCATGAGAGCAGTTGCACATCCCGTCATTATCTCGTCCCTGAAACTTGCAGTAATCTTGAATAGCCTTGATTTTCTCCTCTCGTGTCATTCTTTCACCTCCTCAATGAACACCGCGCCGGACGCGATGTCCCTCTGCGTGTATCCGTGAGCGATCAGGAAGCCAAGCGCTTTCGCCTCTGTACTGAACATCTTCTCGTTGCCGTCGTCATCGAGCACATACACGTTGCCGTTCAGAGTGCAGGTGTCAGGCATCCCGATCACATACCCGGCAATCTTCTTGGCTCTCGGCTTGCTGCTCCAATCGAGAGCTTGTCCACATCCGGGGCAGAACTTCGCCTCCTCATCGAAGTCCACCTCGAACGCCTGAAGGTACTTGGCGATGTCGCGTACCGGCATCTGACCGAAGTTGACCATGCCTTCCCCCGTCCACTGTGACCACTTAACCCAGCTGTTCATCAGATAACACCTCCGTCCGCTGTTACTATGCACATATCTTTCTTACTGTTTCCCCAATATTCGTTCCCTGCTTCGTCTATCCATATCTGATAACTCTTGCCATATTCATCACTTGCATCTTTCAGGCGTTTCAGATTTCCGACAACCTCGAATCCGATGCTTTTCGCGTATTCTCTGATACTCATTTCCTGTACCTCCTTTTTCTCTGCTTAGCAGTCATCGCTCTGAACTGATTAGCCGTCATCTCGCACCGTCCTCCACAGTTCCATCAAAGTACAAATCTCTTTCTATCGGCATCATATGTCCGAAAACATTGACGCGCAGATTTTCGATTTCGCTGAGCATTACATAGCCCCATTCCCATTCGAGGATATGACAATAGCCAAACAGCATCCAATCTCCGTCCTCTTGTTTCTCTGCTTCCGTTATAAGCCATGTTCCTGCCCCATATGGATTGAAAAACTTAACGAGCACCTCAGCATCAAAACCTTTGTCCTCCTGAGATCCAAATGGATGCTTTTGAAACTTTCTCTCTACTTCCTTGGTAAACAATTTCATGTTTTCGTCTCCCTATCAATGTAAGGCAAGGAATGACAGGCTGGCGGGTTGACTTTCAATTATTTATGTACTATAATTAACCTTGCTTTTTGGAATTGAGATTGAGTGCTCTCTCGGCGGCTTTGATTACCGTCTCGACTGCCTCAGTCTCTTTTTCATCATTGAGGAAAACCGTGGCTTTGCTTTCATCAATACGAATCGAGACTTTTTCGGTAATGGTTGTAACCGTCTGTCTTGTAATCACCATGCAATCACCTCCTTGCATTTGGAGTCCAGCCTGTCATAAGGAAGCCTTACTGTTTAGTATTTTTAATTCCTTGATTATATCGTAACTTACATTTCGGTAAGTTGTCAAGCATTTTTGAAAAGTTTTTAATATTTTTTTCATTGTTTACATATCGGCAACATATCGCCCCCCAATAATGCAGACAATAGTAAAAATCGACTTGCTTTCTGCTCGGCACTACTTACTTTTATAAAGTTGTTTTTATTTATTTTTCTATTCTTTTTTATTCTTTTCTATTGCGATGGATTTTCCATGGTTTGTCCTTGGACAGTCACTGTGACAACAATACAAAAAATCCCCCATGCTATCAGTCATTTCTTTCCGACAACATGGGGGATTTTACTTATGGCGTATTATTTTATTCTTCTGCGCCGCTCTGTGCGGAGCCTTTAATTGGTTTCACTTCATCTTCCGGCTCTTTGTTCTTCTCTGACTGCTCTTCGCCAATGCCATACTCTTTCTGGAATGCCTTGTTAAATCCCGACAAAGTAGACTCTATCAGCAATTTGAGTTCCAGTTCTGTGATTTGAATGCCATTTTCGTTGAGCATTTCCACTATGGACTCGGCAGCTTTGTTATACTTGTCAGTTCCGTGCAGATCCTTATACATCTGCTCAACTGCTTCTACACACATTTTAGCGATGTCCTTTTTCTTCTTGTCGTCGAGGCGATCCTGTATGAACTGCTTAGCTTTAGCTGCAACATAGGTCGCAAGGGCGGTAAGGATGGCATATACAATGCTCATGCCGTAGGTATCCAGAAATTCTTTTACATATGTCATTTTAGACCTTCTCTCCTTTCACGCTACTCATCTGAGTAGCTCATTCACTCTCTTCTGTACTGCGTTATAGTCATATCCAGCCGCAATGAGCTTCTTCTTCCTCGCAGCACCATTGCCCCACTTACCGTTGAGAACCTCTCGTGCTACTTCGTCGATACTCTTCTTTGCGGGAGCGGGTTTCGGAGCAGATGCCAGCTCATTCACTCTCTTCTGCACTGCGTTATAGTCATATCCAGCCGCAATGAGCTTCTTCTTCCTCGCAGCACCATTGCCCCACTTACCGTTGAGAACCTCTCGTGCTACTTCGTCGATGCTCTTCTTTGCGGGAGCGGGTTTCTTCACTTCGTTGTTCGCAGCCAAATAATTTATATAAGGCAGCTTACCGTGTTTCGTCCAATCGCGGCGATTATATCCTGCCTTGGTACAATTACAAGCAGTTATCTGCACTTTGTTTGCCCAGCGCGGGGTGCATTCTACAGCCAGTCCATTGCCAATATAAACGCCGATGTGTCCCGGAGACCACAGCGCCTCACCTATCTCTACTTTTGAAAAGTTCGTGCTTACTCCTGTACACTTGGTTATCATTGTATCAGCATTGACATCGGGCACTCCATTGGAGGCATATTTTGCTCCACCATACGGCTTGGACTTATCCCCAGTCCAACCCCACATAATAGCTTTCAGTAGACACACACAGTCAAAGCCGAAAGTGTCGGATGAAGCTGCTCGTATCATCTTCTGTCTGCTCGGATCACGATTGTACTCATGATTTTTGCAATATCTTTCTTTGTTCGAAGCGTTCAGAGGTGCTCCTATGCAGCCCATAACATACAAAGTCTTATAGTTCTTTGCCACCTTCTCAAGTTTCGCCACAAACTCTTTGTTTGTCATAACAATTGCCATTTGAAATCCTCCTTACCTTTTGGGAATTATCAGTTTTCTGCCTATGCGCAAGATGTCCGTTGCAAGGTCGTTCAGTCTTCTGATTTCACTTGCTCTGCTTGCGTCACCGAGGTACTTACCTGCTATTGCGCTGAGCGTATCGCCTTTCACCACCTCATGGATTACAGGCTCATCTCTCACAATCTCTACAGGCTCGTCCATCCGTGTCCTCTTTTTTGCGTTCACTCGCTACACCTCTGCTTTTCGTTTTGGAGACGGCTTTCGATACCGTCTATCCTGTGATGTGCCTGTTTCGCAGACGACTCCACAGAACTCAGTCGTTCAATCACCTTACCGATTTGGTCATCCTGCTTTTCTTGCTTTCTCTTGATGTCATCAACGCCACTTTTGATGTATCCGAGTTCCGTTAAAACGACACCATCTTTCTTGCCCTCGTCTTTGTTGTCACTTTTGCCGTTCCGCTTATATGCGAGATAGCCAAAGGCTATTGCGCAAATAGTTCCACACGCACCTATCACAGCCAAGAAGACTTCCCATGCACCCATTTCACCACCTCCTTTCAAGAATACCTCGTTAAGTATCTGGATTATCTCATTACCGCCCTGTGAAGCTTCTTTGCCGTATTCGATGGGAAAATTGATGCTTTTGTTTTGGACGGCTTATATGACGAAATAAGCGGCTATAGCAACGCCATAGCCGCTTATCGCATATTGACTTTCTTATACTTTCTGGAAATACGAGCCTTCCAGCTGAGACGGTAAGTATTGCAGGATTGTTCCTACCCCGTTCGTATCATCTCTTATGCAGAGATAAACTGCATCACCTTCCGCATAATAGAGACCTTTGAAATACCGCATACCAGCGGCAGCCGTAATCGGGTTGCTCACAGTGCCGTCTTCTCCAACAGTTACTTTCTCCCAGTGTGCGGGAGTCACACTCGGTCGCCATGTGGTATTTGCAGATATCGCATTGTAACAGCGATAGAGGTTCTCGCCATCACGCACTCTATCACCAACCACATAATTTCTGTAACCACTCCACGGTTCAAACAGCTCAATACTGTCGAGTGCTTCTTTGTCTGTCAGTTTTGCAGCAGCTCCGGTTATCTTGGCACGAAAAGACTGTGCTTGAGCTCTTGTCATTCCTCATCACCTCCCGTGCCAGTGATTATCTTTAATGCTTCTGCGTCCGTCGTGACCTTCTTCAACACGCCGTCTATCTTGTTGCGATAAGCTTTTGCTTCTGCTCGCGTCATATATCCGCACCTCCTGTGATTATGTTCAGCGCCTCTTCGGCGGTTATTTCGCTGTCCGTATCGGTCTCCGCGTAGGTATATCCGGCATTCGGCAAATCTATGGCGGTGTCATATATCTCGTCCGTACCGACCTTTTGAATTTTCTTGCCGACATCGCTGTAAGTGTAGATAAGCCCGTTTGCCCGGGTCTCTGTTTTTATCATGTGCTCGCCTCCAACGCCGAAATCGGCTTAATTTGATTTGCAAGAGCAACCCAGTTTGTCGCCGCCTTGTAGCTGTCAACAAGGTTGTCCGGCACATAAATATACCCCGTGCCCGCTGCTATCTTGCTTCCACGCAACGCAATCGAAATGTCGGAAATCACACAAATAGACGGAGTGCGGATAATGAGCGTTTCAAGGGATGTACAGTCGGTAAACGCCGTTCGGTTTATATTTGTTATCGCCGCAAAATCAGCTGTCTGAATTGTCGAAAGGCGAAAAGAGTCAATCGGTAAACTGGTAACAAGTGGTAGATTTGCAGATATCAGATGCTTTGCGGCGTAAAAACAGTTGTCTCCTATTGTTGTCACCAAAGGAAAATTTGCTTGTTGTATTGCAGAATTTGTAAAAACACCTCTGTCAAGCGCGGTGACTTTGGGAAGATTTATTGTCGACAGCCGAACGCACGATTCAAAAGCGTTGCGATTAACTTGGGTGACATTAGGCAAATCAATCGCTGTAAGAGCCTGACATCCTAAAAATGCGCACGCTCCGACCGTCGTTATACGGTCATTTGAATATGTGCCCGATATGGTGCGCTGGATTATTGCATCCTCGTCTGAACCGGCTATAGCGTCAACTGCGTCGCCAAAACCTTTGGTGGAGTCCCATGCTATCTGATCTGTGCCGCCTGTCTTGTTGCGGATGCGGTTAGCCGTGTAGGTCATAGCGGCATCAAGTACGGCGGAGTCAACTACCTTATCGTATGCCATCAGTAACTACCTCCTGTCCACTTCGGCAGGGCGGCGAGGGTGTCTTTGACTATTTCTGCTTTATCTGCTGCTATCCAGTAGTCCGTGCCTTTGATCGGAGTCTTGCCGTTTGTACCGTCCTTACCCGGCGTGCCCGCGTCGCCTTTCTCGCCTTTCTCGCCTTTCTCGCCTTTTAAGCCAACATCGGAGCCGTTGTATTTTAACTTGCCGTCAGCGGCAGAAATCAGGTCAAGCACAGATTTGTTGTCGTGCTCGTGCGCCTTAAGCATCGCCGGAAAGACAAAATTATCTAAGATACGCTGCAAATCAACACTTACTGTGCTGCCGCTGCCAGTTTGCATATCACAACTAATATACTTTGCAAACATACCAGCAACCGCATAATATACCGCAAAATCAAGTGTGGCTTTTACAGTCTTGTCCTCAAGCAGCTCTTCAAAGTCCGGGAAATTCTCCAGAAAATCTTCTGACAATTCATAAGGAATCTTGTTAGCATCTATTTGAACATCAGTCGTAGTCCATGTGCCACTCTCACCTATCGCTATAGCATGAATAACCGAACCATCATCGAACGCAAATATATAATCATTGCTATCTGTCTTCCGCATAAATGGTGCTATAACCGTAATAGAACTATCAGCTATACTGGCTTTCATGAGCATACTTGAGCCAACTGCATAAGCTTTGTCAATATCATCGAAGGTCGTATCACAAGACACTACTTGATAGCCGCCATTTATGGTCGCGCTAACTACTAAACTGTTATCTCCAACCTTTATCTCGGTTGGAACGACAATTCCATCATCACCAACAGCCAAAACTTTGCCGCTGTTTTCTTTTCCTTGGTCTTTTTTGACAGCCTGATTCATAGCTTCTACAAGCGCAAGGAACTCATTGCTGCTCTCAACATCTTTGCCCACCGGGGCTTTTTCCACTATGATGCAGAAATTTGCAGTCGCAAGGATCTCATCGCTTTTGCCGATGATAACAACATCAGCACTAACCTGACCTTCCACAGCCAGTGTCTGGGCGCTAAGTTCAACCAAAATAGTGCCATCAGGCTCAATGACACAATCATTGAACACCGCAGTCCCGTCCGGTTTCAGTGCTCTGAACTTCGCGTTATCATCGCTTCCGAGCACAACTTTTTTCCCGCCATCAACTATCGTGACTTTCAGGAATCTGCTTTTCGTGTCTGACTGCTTGCCATACACATATTTGTACTTATTTTTTCTGTCAACATATAAAGTGATTTCTTGTGTACAAGTTTTCATTACATTTCCTCCAATCAAGACCATTCGGCTACTCTGTTATATACAAGCATAAATTCAAAAGCGTCGCTGGCTGCTGATTTTGAATGCGGTCGTAGCCAGACTTTACCCGTGTTCTGTACCCATGCGCTGCAAGTATTCGTGCTTCCTTGCAGTCCGGCAGTTGCCACAGAGTTCACTGGCAACAAATCTTTGGGAATACTTCCGACCTCGCTGTTCGTTCCGGCTTCCAACACTCCTATATAATTCACATTGGCATAAATCGTTACAACATCACCTTGTCTCGACACCGTCGCACGATTCACGGTATAATATGGCTTTGACGTAAAATCATAGTTTTGCGTAGTGATCTCTCCTGAAACCTTACTCCACGATGTCCACGCCGTACCGTTTCCAGCTTTGGCTCTAACATATATGACTCCAGTAGCGTATGCCGTGAAACGCTGTACGATATAGTCACTTCCGTTCGAAACGACCTCAAGCATTCCAGCTGTAGCTATCGGCTTATTGTATATCCCGTCACTTCCATCGTATCTGTAAAAACCGCCTTTGGTGTAGCTGTCAAAATTGCCGCTAACTGCTCCAACATATCCTGAAACTATAGAACCATTCATCGCTATGTTACCTACAACATCAAGTGCCTCCACAGGATTCGGGTTGTTGATTCCAACTCGCGGATACTGTATATTCGATGTTCTTTTTCGCAGTGATATGAGCGGTGTTCCTTGAGTAATGACCGCATACAAATCATAGGCTGTATAGCTACCAAGACTGTCTTTTACAACAAGGTGGAAATCGTATGACGACTCGGCATCAAGTTCTATCAGCTCGTCACTGCTGAAGTTAAATGTGCTACCACTTATTATCGTTTTCGAAAGAATCGATACGATTTTGCTCCATGTCTCATCCTCTGTTTTCTTATAGTAGAACCCAACAACTTTCAATGTGTTCTTTTCTGTAGAGTTATCCGGCTTCAGAGAAGAAAAGCTGCCGTAAAATTGCAACTGAACAAGCTTTTCGACCTCATTCTTTCTCCGGAGCTTGTACGAGGTCAGCTTCGGCGTATCATATTGCAGCACCTTTACTGTTTTGCTTATCGATGTCTTATACCCTCGTGAGTCAATACACGAAACTGTCAGTGTAAGGTCTCCGTATGAATCTACTCCTCCAACATTTATCGTGGTTGATGAACTCGTCGCAGAGGAATTACCTATTGTCGCCGTGTAGCTCTTGATCGTCGCTCCATTTTTAGCAGTACCGGCAGTGCAAGAAATTTTCAGTGACGAATACTTCTGTACAAGCACCTGTGAGCTACCAAGAACTGTGCTTATCCCAGTCTCTGTGTCAGCATAGGTAAATGCCGTAAATTTGGGCTTCGATACTGCCTCTGTGGTAGTACAAACACAAGTCTTTTCAGATGTTCCAATCAAAGTGGAGCACGCAGAATCTGCATATGTTTCAAGTAACAAAGTAGCCGTGAACGACTTGATACTTGCCATTGCGGTCAGCAATTTGCTTCTCTCCGATGCATTTAAAGTAACTGTGCAATCAGAAGTTCCTGCCGTAAATTTAACCGCAGAGTGCGTAAATATCGTCGTGTCTCCATTCTTGATACTCAGCTTATGATAAAAACTTCCGTCAAAAACGGTTAGGTTCATCTTAACCTTTACACTTGTATCATCTGCCGTTATCGTGTTTGCGCTGTTGATTGCACTTCCTCCAAGCAGTCTTACAGTAACCGTGTTGGATGTGCCATAAACATGATTCGACTTCTTTCTCGCTCTAACCTTAACGCCCTGTGTGCTTCCTGCTTCGAGACCCGACACTACATATGAAGCCGATGTTCCAGATGTCTTAGAAAATACTCTCCACGCTCCACCAATTCCTTTTTCCCACTGGTCTGCCGTTACCGACGATGTAGCTGTAACCTTGTATCCGCTTGTCGTTATATCTGTAACTGATACTTTTACAGTAGGTGCTGTCCTGTCTATGGTATTCAGATCAATAGTAGTCGATGCCGTTATAGTGTCAACTCTCACGCCTGACATCGTTCCACCATATCTCCAAGAAGCAGAAAGACTTACTCCAGTCTTCTTACCGTTAGCATCGTGATTGACAGTTACAGTTTTTGTCTTTATGAGCTTCTTCTTCCATCCGGACGAGTAGTCGCTTATTGCCGGAGCAGTGTATGTCTCACTAACTCCATTGATAGTTACTTTAGAATCCTTCCTCGCGCTTACATCCAAGTTGTAGTAAGAGAGATATACCTTGAGCGTTACATCGGTATAATTTCCTACCGCACTTTGACTACCAGACCATTCGCAGTACAGTCCGAAGTTGCCTGTGGCATATTTGTAAAACGAGCCTTTCAATGCCATACCATCACTTCCTTAGTCGATTATCGTAATGTTCAAGCCGCCCTCACTGTCCTTTGTGAACGGAATGAACTTAGTCGTTCCGACTGTCAGTTCTCCATTGACTACAGTCTTCTTCGTTCTCGTCTCATCTTTGTTAAGAGAGAACACTTCTTCATCATTGTAATAGCCAGCAAATTCTCGCGTGTTCATCACGGTTTTTTCCGATGTTCCGGAACGATACACTTCAATGCCATTCTTGTCCAGCTTTACTCCGGATGTGTATATCTCATTGGGCGCTGGAGTCCACGCCTTTGCCGATGTTCCCTCGCAAAACATGATGTCGGCTACATACAGCGTACTGCTTCTCGTACTTATTGTCAGTTCAATCGACGGCGACTGGACACTTTCTATGGTGCAGGAATACTCCTCCCACCCACAAGTCTCTGAAGAACTAAACACAGTTGCTTCTACTGTACCGTTGTATTTAACTTTCACTTCCGAAAGAAGCGAAGCTGTTTTCTTGACCTTTAGGCTTATCGTATAAGTCGTGCCGACAACAATATTGTCAATCGTCTGTGACAGCGTAGAGTTTTCCGAAAGTGAAAAGCACGAGTTCGCTACAGTGCTATTCTTCGTATCGTTATTCTGCTGTGTGCTTACTACTCCGGTGTAGCTCCAATCATCAGACACTCCATTGAGTCCGCTTGAGTTTTGCACATAGTTTATTCCACCCCTGTAGCTGTCCGTATAGCTAAGCGTCAAACTGTCAATCGTGTGCCGCAAATCAGCTATCGTTGTCTGTAACACATCGATTTGCCCTGTGCCATCCTCATTAGACAGATACTCACTGATTTGTTTGTACATCGATTCAACAAGACCTTCTGAAGCCACAAAAGCCTGATCCAAAACATCGTCAGTATATGTCTGCGAAATAGACTTCGCTTGTATACTGTCAGCCTCTATTAGCGAACCCCTTATTACCATTGCATTTATAACATTCGTAATAAACTGGTCGTCGAATGTCATCGATGTAGTGTAGGGTCCGTCTATTCCTGTTGACGACTTGCCGAAGCCATTTACATTCCATCTCCACACTACTTGTGCAAGCGCCGGGTCTTCGTTGTCCATCATGAAGAGTTCCGAGCCATTGCTATAAAAGTAACTTCCAAAAGCTCCAGTAAGCATAGCTGTTGCCATTGCAACGCGCTCGTTATATGCCGTATTCATCTTACCTGTCTCTTCTTGTATGGTAGACTCTATTCGGTTCACTCTTCTTTGGATGGTGTCAGGAACACATGACAAAGTTATGCAGTTCCTGTTAGGCTCATCCGGGTACTCAACATATTCAACAATTTGGTGTTCTACTTTTATCGACCGCTCGACATCAATAAGCATAATTTTCTTGTGCATACTAAAGTCGAGAAAGCTATACTTGCTGTTTTGCTTTGCAAGGTCAACTACAGTACATTCGTAAGACCTTACAGGATACGCAAGGGTTTTGAGCTTTTCCTTTGCGGCATCGTACAAATTGTCCGAAACCGTGTATCTTTCGTCACTCCAGTATGCGCACACAACCTTGTCAACATAGTTCGTATTCTCTACATACTTCAAACCGTACTTCTCGCCATCTACAACAGCATCCTCAAGCGTCAATCCATCTTTGCCATAAGCATAAAGCCTTGTGGCAAACTCAGTCGTATCGCCCTTGAATGACAGTTCAGTGAGGTTGAGTTCGCTTGTAAGATACTCCCCGGTTGACTGCATCATACTACTGGCATATACCACAAGTCTCTTTTCTTTGATTTTCCACACAAAATAGACAGAGTATGTTGTCATGCATTCATAGACAACATCGTAGTCCGTGCAGAAGTCAAACTCTATTGTTCTTCGTATCGATGATACATTTGCACCTTCAACAGTCCATCCTGACGGCAAATGGCTTTCGAGCACTTCTGAAAGCGACCGTGTAGCGCTCTTATAATTCGCATACACGGTCGTCTTTAAAAAGTCAAAATTCAATTCGCAGTCTATTTTGTCATCATCGATTTTCTTTATCAGCCACTCGTTGCCATCTGTAACAACTCTACTTTCTTCGCAAAGCATCTTGTATTGCGGATGCCTTGTATCCACACAAAAAGTCATTTCATCGCAACCATCGAGCTTGTGCTTTATACTGAAGTCCTCGTATGCTGAAAGCGGCTGTGGCGTACCACTGGCATCATAAAATACAATCATACTCTTCCTCCATTATAAGTAGATTGGATAATAACTGATTTCAACAGAGCCGTTTCCTGCAATTGTAATCGAATTATCTCCTTTGCTAAGATATGGAAACTCTGTCATTTCCGTATCAGCAAACTTGTTCACTCCGTTCTGCATCACCGTCTTATTCATGCCATCAACAACTACTGTGCCGCTTATATTTTTCACCTTTATCCCGTTTACGGTCATCTCAGTTGTACCAGTCGCAGGGGTAAGCTTGAAAATTGCGGCAGCTTTATAGTTGCCCTCGACAGAGATACTTCCGCTTGCAGAAAGCGTATGCGTCTTTAACGCTCCGTGTCTAAAGCCATAGAACCGATATTCCGCTTGCATAATCCACGGTGCTTTTTCTTCCGGTTCAGAGGCATCATCATAAACGCAGGTATAGTGATATCCATCAGGCAATACCAGCTCAACTCCATCATGTAACATGGCTGTGAAATTCGATATATTCGTGGTGATTTCATTCATCGAAGAGCCGTCGAAGTCAAGCACTATCGTGATGGCGCGAAGCCCGACCTTTCCGTCGAGCTTCACAGGCATCATCGAAGACAATGGCAGCATATAGCCGTTGTTATACTCACAAGCTCCAATTTTGTATTCGAGCAGGTTTGCCTTGTACTGTTCTATCGTATACCCATTTGTCTGCGTAGACATATCTATCATCATTTATCACCCCATGCTATTTCTTTCTCGATATACGGTGTAATGACTCTCGCCGTTTTCTTGCCATCAAGGTATATATTCGATTCGACATAAGTCGGCTTTTTCGGATTGTTCGAATCACTGTCACCGTCGTTATAACTTGAATCTGAGGGCAAGTGCGAACTAATCGCAGTACCTACCGCCTCAACACGAGTTGTCACCGTTCTCTTGGCGTTCGCAACAATAGCGTCGAAATCATCACCGTTCGGATCAAAGTCTATTTCCGGCTCTTTCGTCTCGAAATCTACATCCGCGATATCACTTGCAACATCTTTCATTGCATTAACAGCTGCATATGCCGTATCAGTGATACCTTCGGCGAGACCGAGCATAAGGTTCGAGCCTATTACCTTCTTGAAAACTTTCGACGGCGAAGCTATTCCAAAGTACGCCTTGATGCTGTCTAAGATACTTTTAGCTATGCTCTTTGCCTTGTTGACAATCCAATCTTTGAACTGCCCCATACCATCGCCAATTCCCTTGATCAGGTTTTTACCGACATCAAAAAAGCCAGTAATATAGCTCAGGAACGCTTTGAGCATAGCATCAATGATAGTTGGCACAACGGATTTTAATGCTTTGATGATGGCTGGAACATCTCTCACGAGCGCCGACAATAAATCAATACCACATTGAATTACCAACGGCAGATTCTCAAGGATTGATGTTATCATATTCGCAATAAGCGTCGGCATAACGCTGTTAATCGCAATCATGATATGCGGCAAGTCCGCTATTAGCGCAGTAAGCAAATCAATACCACACTGAATTATCAGTGGAAGGCAGTCAAGCAATGCTTCAATTATCTTGAATACTATTTGCGGCAGAACAGCTTGTATTGCTATTATAATTTCAGGTAGTGCAGTCACCAAGGATACCAGTAGGTCTATACCGCACTTTATAATTTCTGAAACTAATCCGAGCAAGGTGCTTACAATAGCCGCAATAAGAGTAGGCAAAACATTGACTATTGTATATATAATTTCCGGTAGAGCCTGTACTAACGCAACAAACAGTTGTACTCCGCAATCAACCATAAGCGGAAGCAAGCCAAGCAGAGATTCTACTATGCTGTTCACAAGGTCAGGCAGTGCAAGAACTATCGTGTTTATGATTTCTGGCAACTTTTCTACAATAAAGTTCACCAGTTCCATAACCACATCGATTATCTTCGGCAAAAGCTCTGCCAGTTCATCACATATAGTCTGAACCAACTCTGGCAAAAGCTCGATGAGCTTCGGAATAATCTCCTCTACGCAAGTTACAGCCGATTTTACTATTTCCGAGACCGCAGCAAGCAAGTCCGGTATTGATTCTAAAATACCCTTTACAAGCGACTGTACAAGCTCTATTCCAGTCTCTATAAACTTCGGCAAATAATCAAGAACACGAGTGCAGAGATCCACTAACGCTACTGACAGCGTTGACACCATCGTCCCAACATTCGAGCTAAGCCCTCTGCATATGGCGAGAATCAATTCTCCACCTAAAATAATCAGATCGCCAGATATGCTTGTAATCGCCCTTATGAAAACGGAAACCAAGCTAAGTGCCGAATTTATTATGGAGTTCGCATTGCTGGCTAGACCATTTACAAGAGCTGACACTAATGATGCACCTGCATCAATTATCTTCGGCAGCATCGACACTATCTTATCTACCGCCTTAGCCAGCACATCTCCCAATGTCTCGACGAGCTTGTCCAGACCACCTTCTTTATATGCTTCGCTGAGTTCTTTAATCAGATCTGTGCCGAAACCGACCAAATCTTTAAGCTTGTCCTTTATGCCATCATAAACTTCTATAGCAAGATTTTTTGCATTATTAGCAAGTATCGTCATCTTGCTTTCAAAAGTCTCATATCGCTGAGACGCTTCTTTAGTGAGCGCTGTATTTTCTTCCCACGCTTCGCTGGCTATATTGAGTGATTCTGCCATCAAATCACTCGCGCCAGCCGCTCTCAGCAAGGCATCGCGAACAACTACCGTATCCATTGCGGACAGTTCCGTTATAGAACCGAGTTCTGCTATAACACCTATGGCTGATTTGCCGTTCTTTTCGGCATCGTTTAAGCCGCGCAGAAAAGCCATAAGAGCGGTTGTGGCATCTTTCTCAAACGCCTGTTTGAACTGCGCAGAAGTCATTCCTGCAACACCAGCCAAGGCATCCAAAGCATCGCCGCCCTGTTCGCAAGCAAGCTGCATCATCGAAAGTGTTCTCGACATTGCAGAGCCGCCAGCTTCAGCAGCTAAGCCAACAGAAGACAATGCTCCCGAAAGTGC